GTGTTTGGCATACTTAGCTCCGCAATTACACTCCGTTTTTGCACCTGAAAGCCGTTGGTGTTCGAGCACCGCGGCTTTCGCCTTTTCTGAAGTCTTCACATTGCCCCCAGCATGGTTGTCACCATCGCCAGCAGAGGTGCCGTAAGGTCAGGATCGACTCTGAACATTTCGAAAATCCCCTCGCCTAGCTCCTTCAGCTTTTCCTTCTTCGGTGCATCGAGCATCAGAGCTTGCTTCGCCTCACTCACCTCTTTTTCCAGCCGGGCCATTCGGTAAGCAAACGAGTCGTTCTTTACGACGCGGTCGCGGTACCGAAGCGGTAATACAGACATGATCGCGGGCACCAGCTGTTCGACGTTCTTTCGGTACGAAGCGGAGTCTTCTTTGTTGTCGAGCCAGCGGAACAGCTTCACGTTCCAGACATCTGCCTGGCCTGAGAAATCCACGCCATCAAGTTGAAGCTCTTCCGCCGCTTCTTGGATTTGAAGCGCAACAGCTACGCGCCCTTCTGCTGCCGCCCAAGCTCGGACTGCAGAGCAAATATCGCGATGATCAATATCCTGATATGCCGATTCTCTTTGATGACACTGGAATATCAGAGGATTAGAGGAAGCTCTGTTACTCTGTTGAAATGAAACAGTTTGCATAGTTAAGGCTCCTGTTTAGGTAAACCGTCTGTTGGGTTTGGGTAGAGATCTGGACGTAGTTCATGGGGTGTCACGCCGGTAACCCCATAAATTGGCAGCACACGCTCAGCCGGGATCCCCTTGCGGCGCCAAAGCGAAACAGCCATTTTTGAAACGCCGATCAGAGTACCAAGCGCACTGGCCGAGCCAGATCGAAGAATTGCAAGTTCAATTCCAGTCATAGGACCTCCTTAAGTGCGACCGAGTAAAGCACCAATTTACCAAACAGTCAATAACCACCTGCCTATCAAGTGGTAAAGCTATTGTTTACAATCCATATATGAATAGAAAAGAACCTAACCAGAGCCTAATTTCTAGGCTGACTGAATTGAATAACAAAGGCTTCTCAAAAACAGAGATGGCCAAAGTAGCTAATGTCAGCAAACAAGCGGTGACCGGATGGTTTCGAACCGGCAAGATGAGCAAAGAATCTGCACTTGCTTTAGCTGATGCAGCTGGGGTGTCGGTCGCCTGGATCCTTGGTGAGGACGTTGGCGAGAAAGACGGACTTAAGGTAGACGAACAGCGCCTGCTTGAGCTCTATCGCCAACTGCCCGAGGAAGAGCAGAAGAACATGCTTCGCATCTTCTCAATTCGCCTGAAAGAACTAGATGAACTGTACGCGAAGTACATGAGTCGAAGGATCAAGGGCGATACGGAGTGAATTAATCAATCCCTTAATTCCGATCTCTTCCATGAGATTTAAGGAAGTAATACTATGGATGCAAAAATATCTTTTCTTTTCCCATATACGACTGTCGGGATAAATCAGCATAATTTTTCCCCTGTACTAACTTTTGAATGCGACGTTTTACCTGTCAAAGCGGTACTGCAAATTGCTTTTTACTTTATCTGCCTGAAAAACAAAGAAAATTATAGATTAAGGTTTGACATTCTTCGTAATGGAATTTCTGTAATCGACGATAGCTGGGATAGAGACAAAATATTTATGTCAGAAGATCCATCTTCTGATCCCGATAAAGTAGCAGTTGGACTGAATATTGATCTTCCATCCGTACCATTTGACATGGAGGGAATTTATCAGATTAGTGCTGAGCTATTTTACCCTCAAGATAGTAAAACACCCATCCACCAAAATGATGCCTTTTTTAAGGTAACAAAGAAGGCTGAGTAAAAGTACATGCCGGAAAAAGTTACAATACTAAGACCTGGAAAAGAGACCATGCGGTTGCCTGCTGGACGCTATCACGAAAATAATGCATCATTCGAGCATGATGGCGGTAATGGCGGAGGTGGAAACATGCTTGAGGCTAGAGTTGCAAAACTCGAAGCAGATGTCGAAAACATCAAAGTGAATCTATCTGAAGCACGAATGGATATTCGTGAGCTTACTAAGAGCTCAGCCTCTATCAAAACTGATATATCTACAGTATTACAAAAATTAAAAGATATAGACGAAAAGCTTTCAACTAAAGCAAGCAAAGACTTCGTTGATTCTAAAGCCGGCGATATCAAGGTTTGGATGTTAGGCTTACTGTTACTTTCTATAGCAATGCCAATAATAATGTTCTTGCTCAATCTCTATCTTAAAAAGCCGTAACCAGTTACCCGACCACCGCGCTGGGTTTTCTTTCCCCTATCCCAGCAGCCTAACCGCCAAGCCCCTACCCTGAACTCAAAGATCCCGACCTTAGCGTCGGGATTTTTTTGCCCTCAATAACTCATTTTCATGCTCCATATAGCTCAGGTAAAGAATTACTGTACTTTTACGTATTGCAACACTTGACCTCAAGGTAAAGTAGTGATTTACTAGAATCACCAAGACGCACTACGAACCACCAAGGCAGGACGCCCACGAAGTAGCCGCCGACGGCATACGAAGAGTCGGATGAGGTGGAGAGATTAACGCGCATCAGGTGTAAATGTTCCGCTAGCCGGCGATAAGGCAACTAAGAGGAGAGGTTAAGGTGAGCGATAAAGAGTCAAACGCGATTAAGGTCAAACCGATTCTGACAAGTAACAACCTGGTATTGAAGGCTGCTGATGCTGCACTGAACGCAGTGCAAGACACTATGGGTAGTCTTCGCGAAGACGATCATTACCTCTATATGAAAATGGCCAGAGCCGCCCTCGATTCTGCACGGGCAGCTCTTGGTAATGATTAATACGTAGTGCCGATATCAATCCCGTGTGCGTATTTAGGTTTTCTGAGACTCACTATAGCCACGCATTCTGGCAATAGAGATTCGACTTTTTCCAGTAAAGCATCCGGTGTGTTGATTGACGGGTCCTTTGAGGCGAGAGCTAGCGCGAGATCGTATGCGACGGAATCAACCGTTCGCCCTGAATTAAATAGGTTACCTGACATAATGATTACCCTTACTGGTTGTGTGAGAACTCCAGTATACCACCGAGCCTGAAGTGGTAAAAAGACAGGCATAACAAGGAGATCAATATGATTGATTACGCACGCAAACCAGGACGGCAGCAGGCCGTAAAACTGAATTTCTTCGAAGTGATTCTTCGTCGGCTCTGTTACCTGCTGGCGCAAAAGGGGAATCCAGATGTGTAACTCAACGAAATGCGGTTACTGCGACAAGCCGGTTAAACCGGAGGAAGTAGTCAAAAGTACCCTTCTCTATCGCAACGGCGCACAGCTGGCGCGCAAAGAAAAAGAATACTGCTCTGAACGTTGTGCTTCGTACGACCAGATGGCCCACGAAAGCTAACGTAAAAGCCGCGCAAGGCGGCCCGTACGTCCGGTGCTCCCGACCAAAGTTACACCGGAAAACTACTTAAAAAACCAAAGTTCACCCAATGGGCGCTATCTCTGGCCCGGGGATCTTACATCCAAAAAAGAGGATCTCACATGGAATTTTTCTATGTAGTTAAGGCTACGCAGAAATCTGGTAAAGAAGACGCAGTGATTTGGTTCACTGCGAAATCAGAAGCCCGTGCAAACCTCCAGCTCGATGTTGAGCTGGAAGATGCTGGTATTGAAACCGGACGCGGTAAGGATTACACCAAACCGGTTCGCACCGATTTCCCTGTTTACAACGATCTGCCTGAAGAAAGCACTGTGGATTACACCTGGTGCAAACGCTACGAACTGCAGGGCGATGGACGCACCTGGTTGCCAAAGGCTGGTGCTGAGTCTACTGGAGCAATGGACGACACCGCCGCACCGGAAAAGACCGTAAAAGTCGAAACTACCGTCGAGAGTGTCCCGCTTGAAAACCGCACACCAGCGGTACGTTTTGCGGTCCATCTGACCAGCGACAAATACCAGTCACATATCACTAAAGAGCAGCAGCTGGCTGCCAGCGAAATGTCACTGGATGAAGGCAATACCTATTTTCAGAACCTGCTGCTGGCGAAGAACGACATCCCTGAAGTTGCCGAACTCAGCCTGAACGCTGAGTGGAAACTGGTCCAGGCGATTAAGCAAGTCTTCCCGCCAGATGAAGCGCACGAAGCTGAAGTAATTGCTGCATTCATGGCCGACTGGACTAAAGCAGATGCTGCCGACCGCAATCAGTTAGTTGAAGAGTGGAGAAGCGGAAAGCTTACTCTTCTCAAATCAGAAAGCACCAGCAACACCGGCGTTACAACCGGTCAGGATGTAGAACCTGATAACGGTATCCAGATTGACGAGAATGATGACGAAACCACACGTTATCCAGTCGTTCGTATGCCCTTCCGCAAGCAGCTACTCGCCCAGTTCACCGCCGACGAACTGCGCCACCACCTAACCCGCGAAGAATACGAAGCTATCAGCGTGCTGGAGATGGACACTGACAACAGCTATGTCCAGAACCTGTTGCTGGCGGCAGAAAACTGCGAAGAGGTTAAGGGTTACGACACCAAAGACCTGTGGCGCTATACCGACGCCATTCGCAAGGTGTTCAGCCAGGATAAGCGTCACGAACTCGCTTTGGTTCTCCGATTCACCAGAATCTGGGCTTCGACTGATTACATTGACCGCGGCACCCTGGTGCGCGAATGGGCTGAGGGTAATCGCATTTCTGAAGTAGGTTCTCCTGCACCTTTAGAACCAGCAAAGCCAGAAACTACAGAATCCTATAAACGCGCTGTTGCCCAGAACATGGCGAACTTGAGCATTGAGATCGCGATTGCTCAGCTGTACCCAGATGCAGTACCGGGACAAATCAACCGTACGCAACTCCTGGCCGCCAAAGAACTCGCTGACAAAAAAGATGAGTGGCACGCCAAGGCGCTCAAGGTTCTTGGTAAAACCACCGATATCCTCGACTACGACGCCAACAGTATTTTTGGAGTTACCCGCGCTATTTCATGGTCTGGAGAAGAAAGTACAACCGAACTGCGTAGCCAGGTGCGTGAGTGGTTCACGGCGAACGGCATCTATGAAAGCGGTGAGCGCTCTAAAGGCTATCCAGAATGGAACGAAGACTCCCGCGCGGTTCGTCATTCCACAGTGGAAGAACCAAGTACTCCAAGCCAGCCAAAGGTCGCAAGCCTTGGAAGCGGCGTGTTCTCCATCGATGGCCTGATGGATGGAAATACCGAATCGGTCATCAATACCAACTCAAATGAAGTCGAAAAAACGGAAAACACAGCGGAGACCACCAGCGATGTGCAGATGGAAACGGCTAAGCCAGAGAAAGACGAAGATGTTGATTCGGTACCACCGGGCAAAAACACTGATGCAGCTAATTCGCAGACAGATTCCGTAGCGCCGGAAGAGCAACGGTCAGAGCCAGTAATCGAATACCCGGCCTACTTCGAGCCTGGCCGCTATGAAGGTCTGCCGAACGAGGTTTACCACGCCGCCAACGGCATCAGCTCCACCCAGGTGAAAGATGCCCGCGTCAGCCTGATGTACTTCAATGCACGCCATGTGGCTAAAACCATCCCGCGCACAGCATCCAAAGTGCTGGATATGGGAAATCTGGTGCACGCCCTTGCACTGCAGCCGGAAAACCTCGAAGAAGAGTTCAGCGTAGAACCTGAGATCCCAGAGGGTGCTTTCACCACCACCGCAACTCTGCGCGAGTTCATCGACGCGTACAACGCCAGCCTGCCGACGCTGCTAAGCGCTGACGAGATTAAAGCGTTGCTTGAACAACATAACGAATCCCTTCCCGCTCCAGTGCCGCTTGGCGCGAGCCTGGAAGAAACGGGTCAAAGCTATATGGCTCTCCCTGTTGCGTACCAGCGTATTGAAGAAGGACAGAAGCAGACAGCAACGGCAATGAAGGCATGCATAAAAGAGTACAACGCCACCCTGCCCGTGCCGGTTAAAACAAGCGGCAGCCGTGATGCGCTACTCGAGCAACTAGCGATCATCAATCCTGATTTGGTTGCGCAGGAAGCGCAGAAACCGACGCCGCTGAAAGTGTCCGGCAGCAAAGCAGACATGATCCAGGCAGTTAAGTCGGTTAAGCCCGATGCCATATTCGCCGACGAATTGCTGGATGCCTGGCGCGACAATCCTGGCGAAAAGATTCTGGTTACCCGCCAGCAGCTGGCCACAGCGCGGGCAATTCAGTCCGCACTACTGGCGCACCCGACCGTTGGCATGCTGCTGACACATCCAAGCCGCGCCGTAGAAGTGAGCTACTTCGGTTTCGACGACGAAACCGGATTAGAAGTGCGTGTACGTCCAGATCTAGAAATTGAGTTGGATGGCGTGCGCATCGGTGCTGACCTGAAAACCATCAGCATGTGGAATGTGAAGCAAGAAAGCCTTCGCGCCAGGCTGCACCGGGAAATCATTGATCGGGACTACCACCTCAGTGCGGCTATGTATTGCGAGACCGCGGCGCTGGATCAGTTCTTCTGGATTTTCGTCAACAAAGACGAGAACTACCACTGGATCACCATCATCGAGGCGTCCACCGAACTGCTTGAACTGGGCATGCTCGAGTATCGTAAAACGATGCGCGCCATCGCAACCGGATTCGACACGGGCGAATGGCCAGCGCCGATCACTACCGATTACACCGATGAACTGAACGACTTCGACCTGCGCCGCCTCGAAGCGCTGCGCGCTCAGGCTTAAGGGGGATTTATGCATAACACTAACGTTACCGTTGCTGACCAGAACACCGTTATTAACTCCAACGTGGCTTTGTTTGATTCCCAGTATCTGAACGCCATCAGCACTTTTGCGCAGATCATGGCGCAAGGCACCGCGACCGTTCCTAAACACCTTCAGGGCAATCAGGCCGACTGCATGGCTGTAGCGATGCAAGCAGCACAGTGGCAGATGAATCCCTTTGCCGTGGCGCAGAAGACGCACCTGATTAACGGTGTACTCGGGTATGAAGCGCAACTGGTTAATGCTGTGATTTCGCGCAGTGGCGTACTGGCCAGCCGCTTTGAATATGAATGGTACGGGCCATGGGAAAAGGTCGTTGGAAAATTCCATATCCGTAAAGGCGACAAAGGCGAGTACCGCGTCCCTGGCTGGACCCTGGCTGACGAAGCCGGGATCGGCATCATTATCAGCGCAACGCTAAAAGGCGAGGATAAACCGAGAGAACTCGATTTACTGCTGGCTCAGGCCCGTACCCGAAACTCTACACTTTGGGCTGACGACCCTCGCCAGCAGCTGGCGTACCTGGCTGTCAAACGTTGGGCGAGACTGTTCTGCCCGGATGTGATTCTGGGCGTTTATACCCCGGATGAACTGGATGATCGCCGTGAAGAACGAGAGGTAAACCCGGTACCGGCGCAGCACGTTAGCCTCGCTGATATTTCAGGTGACAACGTCACTATGACTCAAACGGCTCAGGAATCAGCTCAAAACATCGATGCGCTTGCTGATGATTTCCGTGACCGCATCGAGGCGGCTCAGGACGTGGATAGCGCTAAAGCTCTGCGCGCAGATATTGAAACCGTGAAAGCAACGCTGGGTTCTGCCCTGTTCACTGAGCTGAAAAACAAAGCCGTGAAGCGTTATTACCTGGTTGATGCTCGTAACAAAGTCGAAGCAGCCATCAATTCCTTGCCACCTTCAGATGATCCAGATGCAGCTGCTCGGTTCGCAGAGGTTGAGCGCGTTCTTGCATCGTCGAAACGCCATCTGGGCGACGAATTGCATGGTCAGTTCAGCATCACCCTGGCGGATATGAAACCGGAATACGTGGACTAACGAGATCGGGAGGGGAAACCCTCCTTCAAGGAGAAGAAATGCGACTGATTAATCGAGGCAGTAAGCAATCCCCTTTGGCTCGCCAGGCATGTGAAATCGCACTCGCAGCCCACCAGCAAAGATATGGCGACTATGGGCGCAGCAAGATGAAAGAGACTTATACGGTGAAGGTAGAAGGCGTGAAGGTCTGGGTCGAAGTAGTGAACTGCAAGGCGAGCTACGTGGCCACAGCACTGACCGGCATGCGCCGACTGCGTTCCCTGCCCGGCCAGGCAAACTGAAACTGAAATATCAACGTCTACAGACCGGCATATCTATACTCATGCCGGTTACCTGAGGTGAACCATGTCGCAGGTAATTTTTAACGAAGAATGGGTTGTTGGCGCAAGACTCACAGAAAAA